TTATATAAACAAACTGCCGGTATTTGATTAAGTGGATTAGGAACACTATCAATTAACTTAGGTTCTTTAGCACCCATTCTTTGTAACTCAACAGTATCAATTCTATCTAGATACCAAATTCTATAAATGTCTTTATCTCTTGATCTATGCTCTCTAATTTTAAGATAAGATAAATAATATTTGCCTGAAGCTGCTCTTTCCCAATCCCAATCAATAACATTCTCAGGAGTGTAGATATTCATGTAGGGTCTAATCTCTTGCTGTAATTCTTCTGCTCTTGTTCTTGCGTTTGAATTAGGCTTGTCAATGAGTAACCAACAATGTCCGTAAACAGATGCGTAAGTTTGTACTTCTCTAAGTAATGCGTTGAATGATCTACCTTCTAAATCTGCATCTTGTATAAACATAGATACAGTTGGATCATCTTCTAATATTCCAAGTTCTCTAACTGGCGGAACTCTAAATAGGAAAGATGAATAGATGTGTACGATATTACGACAATGATTATCTAATGGAGTAAACTGTAATCTCTTTTCAAATTCGTTTTCTAATTCTAAGTTATATTCTTGTAGGTATCTGCCACCCTTGTATTCTTCACCACCTAAAAATGATCTTATGTAGTATTCCCATCTTGTTGCGTAATTATCGTATAGTTCGTGTCTTTCTAAGATTTGATCTCGTTTATATGCCATTAGCTAAACCTTTTTGGTTGCGAAGGTGGTAAATTACTACTGATTGGGAATAGATATTCTATTGCGTAACCCAGAGCATCTGTCATGTGGTCATATCCATTCTTTTCAGGTATATTCGTACCCTCTTTGTATAATTGTTTCATTAACGAATTAATAAGGTTTTTGCAAGAAGGATCAATGTAAATAAATCTTTTCCCTTCATAATTACAAAGGCGACTATTAACACTATTAATCCTATCTCGGACTAGAGCATGAGTTGGTTTACATTTAACATTGAACCCAGCGTTTTGCAATAGCATTAAATCTGTCTTTCCACCCGCACTCGTTTTACGTTGTCTTGATGCTGGATCAGGATAAACAATAACCTTTTTAGGATCATATTGCCTAGCTATCTCATCAATCATCTCTTGAGTATTACTAGAATATATTACAATTTCTTTAAAAAATGTAGATACGCCTTGCTTAACATGGAATAAACAAGCTGACATGGGATCAATGTTAAAGTCCATACCCACATGAACGATTGCATTAGGATCATATTGTACGGGTCTAACATTCTTTGATCTATCAAAGTTATAATAAACTACACCAGCATACGTTTCAAAACTAGCTTCATATTCTTGTCTAAATGATCTAGCATCTAAGTCTTTCTTTGCTTGTTCAATCTCATGTGCTTCTACCTGACCACCTTCTATGGTTGTGTATTTCCAAGATTGCCATTCAGGATCACCCGCTTGTCCACGTTGAAACATATCATAAGACCAATTACCAAATCCTTTAGGTGTTCCTACAAATAATACCTTACCATTAACGTGCTTATCAGATATGGTAGGTCTAAGAACTTCTGTCCATGCTTCTTCAGGTATATCTGCAAACTCATCTAACACTAAAAAGTTTAATCCTACACCCCTTAAATTATCTGCTGATTTATCTGCACCTTTTAAACTAATCTGACAATTATTGACTAAGACAACTGTAAGTTCTGTTTCATTAATGTATTTATCCCAACGCAGTTCTTTAACCATTTTCTTTAACTGCTTCCACATAATCTCTTTGGACATTCTGTACGTTGGACTTACATAGAATATCTTTCCGTTATCACAATGTCTGGCTTGTCTTAGAATCTCTACTAAGCAAAGATGTGTCTTACCAAATCGTCTGCCGGTAATGAGTACCCTAAATCTTTTTTCAGATTTAATAACTTCTTTTTGCGGTTCAGATAATGGCATTGAGTCTTTTTTGTTTAACCCAATCAGTTACTATTTGTTTTTCTTTTTCCATGTCGTGTACGGGGTACGCTGGTGTACCAGAGTGCTGGTGTATCTCCATAGTCCAACGATTACGACTCTCAAAGAAGTCATAGCCAGTAATGGTAAGATCACAATTAACAAAGTTAAGAAAATAATAAATCGCAATAAGACCAGTAGTAGGTCTTGGGTATGAGTATTTATTGCAGAGATTATTGAAGTCAGTAACATTCCAAAACCATATTTTATATTTGTCTAATTCCTTAGGATATCTGTTTAAACGCTTTCCACCTTTTTCGCAATTCATTCTCATAATTTTATCTACATTAGGAATAAAGCCTAAAGTTTCATGTGCCCTGTGTACTAGATTGTTAATCCAAACATCACAGGGTTCTTCCTGTATGCCAAGATTCATTCTGACAATGCTGTTATATTTTAGATAGTCTTGTTCTAAAGGGTTTTCTGAGTTTCCAACAAGTAAGACTTTCTTACCTTCAAAATAAGATACAGGATCAAACTCATTGGCTGAATCGTAATGTGTAGTTTTCATATCCTGATAATAGTTCTCTCCACCATTTTTCTGACTCTATGGTAGCGTGTGCGTTATATCCGTTAGGTAAAATCTCTTTGGCTTTCCTACAACATACACTTAGGAATACCCATTGATCTGAATAGTTAAATATATCTTTAATCGTATCTTGTAATGAGTCTTGTGGTATGTGTTCTAATACATCAGTACAAATAACCAGATCAAATCTACCTTCAGGTTTTGTACTAAACTCTGGCACGGCTGGATCATACTTTGTAGCGTTCCATTCTGCTGGGTGAAACTTTGCCTTACCACAGCCATAATCTAATATTGTTTTTAATCCCTTGTCTTTGATGATTTGTTTTATTTCAGGGATATAGTGGGTGAGTGTAGTACCTCTCCATTTCGCAGCATCAGAGTGAAGTATCTTAGCTTGTTCTAAATATATATCATACAGACTCATCTTTTACCTCAATGCAAGTGATATCAAATTCACCTGTTTTTAATTTCATCTTTTTAAAGTTTTCTTTAGCATCTGCGATTATCTTCATTCCTTGTTCAATACAAGCATCTTTTGATTTGTATTTAGGTATATCCGGTTCAAAGAAAGTTAGTCCACGCATCATGTTCATCTCTGTGTCCCACACCATTAAGTGCATTATGAGTACAAAGACTTTCACACCTTAAAACCTTTTTTCCAAGATTGTACTGCCCAGTAAGCTGGAGATAAATTCTTTTGCCCTTTTACCTTTTGTAATATTGGTCTAAATCTTGCCATAAATGATCTTTGTCTAGCTGGTATGTTTTTTTTAATGCTCATACCCTTTGCTCCGAACCTTACTATTTTAATTCTTCCAGATGATCTGTCTTTGACATAAACACCAAACTTCTTACTCGCACTTGGAGTTCTGAATGGTTTGTTTAGTTTTCTTCCTTTGTATGTTGCCATAATCATCTATCCATATACCAAGTTTAGCTATCATGCAATCAGCACACCAATATAATCCTTCTACAAGAACATCTGCTTTTCTTTTACAGTAATCGCACTTTTTACAAGTCAATCACATCTCCTAATGGTAAGGGTTTACGATCCTCTTGCTCATCATCTTTGTCTTGTCTTAGATAAACTTTTCCAAGCCATGCAGCCATTGTGCTACTATTCATCTGTGTCATAATTTTAAACTGAGTTCTTCTGATAGTTGCTTTAGCGTTTGCAACTCCAGTTCTGTACTTTTCCATAGCTTGTTCATTTCTTTCAATCGTATCGTGTGAACAACCAATAATAGTGCCTATTTCTTGCTTATTACACATAATACTAGCTAGATCATAAATTTGCCTTAATTTTTCTTCTGTAAACTCAAATTTAGGTCTGCCTATCTTTTTAGGAGTAACTTCAATAATGTCTTTTTTTTTGTCCATAATTAACCGATTTATGTATCGTAAACTTATGGATTAATCTTTTTTTAAACTATTTGCAAGATATTCTAGTAGCTTTTGATTTTGTGATAAAGCATCTAATAAACCATTAGTTCCACATTCTGCAAACAATTCCTCTATGTTAGCTGAACATTCAATAGAATAATGATCGCATATAAGGTGGATTAATTCATGGATAATACAGTTAAGTGTTGTTGGGTGGTCTAGAGATTTATCTACTCGTATAGAGTTTTTGTCTGTGTCAATCTCTGCAAGGAAACCTAGTCTAGATGCTGTTGCGTGTGGGATATATTTTATTTTAATTAGCCTATGCCCGAACTTCAGAGATGTAGGCTTTCTCATTTTTTCTTTTTCTTTTTACGTCTAGTGTAACTCTTGCCTTTTCCCATAACTTTGTACTTACCTTTTCCAAAGCGTTTTGTAATTAATTCTGAAAGTGTTGCTGAAGTGGTTAGTCCAGCCATTAATCTACCGCCGATATATTGATTTCGCCACTACCAGCACCATGACCAATAAAAGCTATTTTATCGCCTGACTTAAATTCAAATATTTCTACATGGTCTGTTGTCATTAAAAAATCTTCTTCTGTAGCAGTTGGGTTTGCACCAAATTTAATATGTGCATTAGTTGTTACAGCAATTCTAACTCTACCTGATCCAGTTGTAATAACACCTGATTGTGCAGATGTATTTCCTACTGTATGTGTTTCTGGTGTAAAGTCTGGGTCTATTTTAGTATATTTATCCATCTATTTTTTCTTTCTTTTTTTCTTTGCTTTTCTTGCAACGTCTAATGCGATTGCTACTGCTTGTGATCTTTTCTTACCAGCTTTAATCTCACGTTTAATATTTTTTTCAATACTCTTTTTGCTGTAACCTTTAATTAACGGCATTATTTCTTTTTTCTTTTTTTAACCATACGGCTAATAAATATATTCTTAACCAAACTAACTGATTTACCAAATAACTTATCAGCTTTTCTTTTAACTGATTTATATTTCTTAGATTTTTTATTAAATGATTTAGGC